ACGCAGTTAAAACTGTGTGTGATGGAATTAAAGAAGTTATTGATTCAATAGGTAACTCAATAAGAACAGCACTTGATGGAGTAGCAAACGTTATTCAAAGTATTGGTGATTCAGCTGAAAAGGCAGGTAACGGGTTTAGATTATTTGCTGAGGGAGTGAAAACTCTTGTTGATTTAAGTTTAGGCGATTTAGTTGCTACATTAACAGCAACGGCAACTGGAATAGGTGCAATAACGGCTCACGCTGGTGAAATGACAACGGCTGGAGCTGGTATGCAAACAATGGCAAGTGGATTAGCGATGTTAGGTCAAGCGGCAACTTCTGTTCAAGGAGCGTTTACTGCCTTACCAACATTAATCACAAGCTTAACTACTTCATTAAATGCTTTACCACCTATCTTAATTACAACTTCAACAGCCGTTCAAATGTTCAGTACTAACATTACTACTTCGCTTGCTGGACTTATGACTGCCAGCGGTTCAATTAGTGCTTTCAATACTCAAATAACAAGCATTGGAACAGCAGTAAGTTCTGTTACTGTATCGATTAGTGCATTTGGTGTTGTTTTATCAACATTAGCAGTAAGCTTTGGTACAACTTCAGCTTCAATTGGAGCGTTAACTGGTGTAGTTAATGGTTTAACAAGTGCATTGTCACAAGTTGGAAGTACATCCACTAGCGTAGCAGGTCAGATTAATCAAATTGGTACTTCGATTTCATCGGTTGGAGCAACAGTATCTAGTATGGTTGCAAGTATTAGTGGAGCAATGAACGGATTAGCTGGTGCCATTTCTTCAGCTATGAATAGTGCCTTAGGATCTATTCAAAGCACATGCCAACAATTTGTGTCTACACTCCAACAAACAGCCTCACAAATGGCTCAAGAGGGACGTAGAGCAGGTGAAGAAGCAGGAAGAAATATTGCTGACGGCTTAAGAAGCAACGAGGGTAACGTTCGTTCAGCGATGGAAAGTATCAAGAATACTGTTCAAAGTGTAGGACAAAGTATTGTACCAGTTGCATATAGTGTAGGTGCTCAAGTAAGTAACGGAGTTGCGCAAGGTATGTATTCAGCATTAGGAGCGGTGATTGCTGCAGCAAATGCAATTATTATCGAGGTTGATAGAGCGTTGAGAGCTAAGGCGCAAATCCACTCACCATCAAGGCTTACGCAAAAAAGAACAGGACACCACTTAACAGGTGGGGTTGCTACAGGTATGGTTAAGAATATGCCAGTATTAAATAAAGCGTTTAGCGCTTATCAACGTGTAATTGACAAATTTAAACCTAACTTTGTACCTGAAAACATGTTAAGTTTTAAAGGTGTTCCATCGTTTGCAACAGCAGGTGGAAGTAGTAACAATGTGACTAACAACAAAACAAGCAACTTTGGAGCGTTGCTACATATAGAGAATTTAAGTACAAATTCTGAAGAAGATGTTCGTAAACTATACGAACAAATAAAATTCTTAATTAAGGAGGAGAAAGACAGGCTATGATAACTAAATACATTATTTATAATCAACTGAATACAAAAGAGTTGGGATTAAGATTAGTAGATGAAATAGAACTGGAATCTTCTTCTCAAACTGTAGATTTAATTGAAATAGACGGTGTTAATGGCGCGAAAATCAAAGATAATAAACGGTTGAAAGTAGTTGAGCGTGCTTTCCCGTTTAAAATATACGATGAAAAAGCTGATATCCAAAACATAATTAATAAACTAAATGACTATCTTTTAAACATAGAGCCAAAATGGTATGATTTTGCCTTGAGTTGGGATGGTGAATATCTTTATAAAGCGTATTTCTATGAAACATTTAAAATTGAGGGAACATTAACAAGTAAGAAAAAATGTATCTTAAATTTTAAATTGCACCCTATTAAATATCTAAAAACAGGACTTAATAAGATAACCGTTACTAATGGACAAATTCTAAGAAACCCAGAACGTAGAAAAGCTAATCCACTTATTAAATTAAGAGGAACAGGAGATATTAATTTGAATATTAATTCTCAAATTTTTAGGTTGAAAGGGGTTAGTGGACATATTGTAATTGATTGTGAAACTCAATCGGCGCATTGGGACAATAAGGAACCGCAGTACGATAAAGTGTTCACTTATCCATTTCCACACCTTGAAATAGGTGATAACAGGATTTCATGGGACAACAACTCATTTGTTGTTGAAATAACACCAAGATGGGAGGCGCTAGTTTAATGGCTTATCCTATTTTATATAAAGCAAATGAAACTAACTTTGAACATTTGGGGGTGTCAGTATTATCTGACGCTTCTAAATGTCATGTTTCAAGAGAAAAAAACGGTATATACATTCTTGAATTTGATTATCCAGTAAATGGAAAAGATGTTGATAAAATCAAAGAGGGAATGTATATAAAATCAGACGCAGGTTACAGAACTAAAAATCAAAGGTTCATAGTTTCAAAGATTACTAAAACACAAAATGAATTTAAAATTTACTGCCAACATATTTCACAAGTTAAAACTACAATGAATGCTATCAGACCAGATATAACTATTACTGGTAGTGCTATGATGGCACTAACAACATGGAGAGATAACTTGTTGGATAGTAGAGATGAATTCTTTGTTCAGTCAGATATCACTACTGTAAATTCTACAACATGGAAAGTTGAGACTATTGAGAACGCACGTGACGCATTAGGAGGTAAAGCAGGTTCAATTCTTGACGTGTGGGGTGGTGAATATGAGTTTGATAACTTAAATATTACACTACATAAAAGCATGGGAATTGATAATCCAACCATCATTGCTTATGGTAAGAACTTGTTAGACTTAGAACAAGAGCAGTCAATACTTGAAACTTACACTTCAGTATTTCCGTTTAAAAAATATACTGATGATAACAACAGGGAACAATTAATAACATTACCAGAAATACTCCTTGACAGCACACACTTAAATAAATTCACACATAGAAGAATTTTAAAAGTTGATTTTTCAAGTGATGAAAACTTAAAAACGGTGGAGCAGTTAAGAAGTAAAGCTAAAAGTTACATTAAAAGCAATAATGTAGGAGTACCAAAAACTAACTTAAAGATTAATTACCAAGACTTATCGAAAGTTGAGGGGGTATTTGATAACCCAGCTCTTGAACAGATAGATTTATGCGACAGATTGAAAGTTTATTACAACGAGTTAGGGATATTAAATGAGAATGCTAAAGTTGTTAAGGTAGTTTGGGATGTTATTCTTGAAGAAAATCACGAGATAGAAGTGGGAGATGGTAGAAGTAGTTTTACTGATAGCACTTCAGCTAAATTAGAATCACTTCAAGCACAAAATGATTCAGTAATTGCTAGAATCAATACTTTGATTGCCGAACAGGAAGCAGCATACGACAGGTTTTTTAAAGAAAAATCAAGAGTTATTGATGATAAGGTTAAAGATGGATATGAAAAAGCCTTATTAAGTAGCGAAGAAAAAATCCGAAAAATGGGTGAAGCTTTTGATGAAAAACTAGCACCTATTAGAAACCAAGTATCAGCAACAGTAGAAAACTACAACAGGCAATTCCAAGCTACAAACTTAGAGATAAGTAAAAATAGAGTTGAAGCAACTAAGCAAATTCAAGCACTATCTGATAGAGTTAACAACATTCAAGATATTTCTAATAATGAAACAGTTAGAGAACTTAGAGGACTAGTTAATGGTGCAACTAGCAAGGTGACAGAACTTGAAACTAGTATTACTAGAGAATTTACTAATATCAAAAAGAAAAACGAAGATAGTTTAAGTGCTGTTAAGGCTGAATTTAAGAAAGGTGTAGATGGCTTAACAAGTAAGATTGCATCACTTGAGGAATATAAAAATCAAGATGGAAGTAGAACTGATACATTAAAGCAATGGGTTCAAAGAGATACAGCTAGTCAATTAAGCCGTGAAAGAACTGAAATCAATAGAATTATTGATAATAAAGGCTTTGTTAAGAACACAGAATTTAGTAGCAAGTTTACTGAAAGTGCTAGAGGTATTACCAACCAATTATCAGCGTTAGAGACCTACAAAAATCAAGATGGAGCAAGAACTGCTAATTTACAGATTTGGGCACAAAATAACACAGCTAATCAACTGACTGCTGCAAGACGTAGTATTGAAAGTTGGATTAATGAAAAGGGATATGCGACTACTTCTGTAGTTGAAAACAAGGTGCAGGAAACAGCTAATAGTTTTAGCCGTGAAATCAGTAATGTTAGAAATAGTATTCCAACTAGTGTAGGTGGTAGAAACTATATTATTGGTAGTAAAAACTTAAACAATAAAGGATTTTATAGTTGGAATAAATGGGATAAATCAGTAGAAGGAGATACTCTAATTTTAACCAAAATTGGAGGTAGTGATACTTATGGTTTTTACTTTAATTTAACAGATTTAGTTAAAACTCAATTCCAAAATGAGACGTTAACATGGTCAATCGATATTAAAGCTAGTAGAAATGTGACGTTAAGAAATATTGGTTTTGAAACTAATGGTTTAAAACAGGTAACTATAACAACTGAGTGGCAACGAATATCTCATACCTTTATTAACAAGTTTACTAATGTTTTTGCATTTGTATTTTACAACCCTACAGCTAATTTTAACAATGGAGATAAAATTTATATTCGTTTACCTAAACTTGAAATAGGTACTATTTCAACCGATTGGACACCAGCTCCAGAAGATAGTCAGCAAAGCATCAACGAGTTAAACACATGGAAACAAACAGCTACACAAACCTTAAATACTGTTAGTAGTGGATTGAATGATGCAGTTAAACATTCTCAACTTAGAATAGGTGCTGATGGAATTGATTTTGGTTCAAACAAAGTTTTTAACGGAAGAAACCTAGCGAGTATTCTATCAGTTAGTCCAGAAAGTATTAAAGCGATAACTGATAGACTGATAATCTCACCAGCTAATGAGAATTTAGTATTACCAGAATTTAGACAATCGGTAATTTCTAATAGTAGGGATAAATGGATAACCCCATTAATCACTGATGATAAATTACAAAACGGAGATCAATTTATAATCGAAGGGATTGGCTCGTGGTCTGGGAGATTAACACAATCTCTTAACTTTACGATTGAAATACAATATAAAACAGGTAGCTACACATGGAAAATCCCAGTTATAGTAGGAAGTAATGAATATTCAACTAATGATACTTTAAAATGTACACTTACAGTAACTGGATTAACAGGAGAAGTTAAAAGTTATAAATTGGGATTGTTGCAAAATGGAACAAGTAATTTCACAAATATTACTTTTAAAAATGCTAAAATCTATAAGAAAAAATCAGCAGAATTAATTGTTGATGGTTCAATTGAGGGCCGACAAATTAAATCTGAAACATTAGAAACTGGACACCACAAGGCAGGGAGTATCACTTCAGAAATTATTGCTGCTAATGCAGTTAAAGCTAAGCACGTAGAAATAGATGATGGTTTAATTCATAATTTACTAACGCATAATGCTTTCATCAACAAACTTTGGGCACAACAGGCTTTCATTAACAAATTAAATGCAGTTAAAATTAAGTCCACTCAAATCGATACTGACACATTGAACGGAGTTGTAATATCTGGACAATCTAAAATTAAAATAGGTCAGTATGGTTTTTTACAACCTATTGAAAAAGGAATACAAATCAACGCACCTGAGAATTTTGGAAGTAGGAGAGGTATTGGACTTCAAATTGCTGGTGAAGGTGTAGGCCCGAAAGAAAGTGGAGTGCCACCAGGATTATTCATATATGAAGATCCCGATTTTACAAGAGGGAATACTATTCCAAGTGCAGTCAATAGAGTATTGTTAACAGTCGCAGGGATGGCTTGTTTTTCATCAAGAATATTAGGGTCTGTTGTTAAGGGGCAACCTATTCTTACAAATTTAGACTTTAGTTCTCCATTTTCAAATCATGCTCCTGTAAAATTCATAGGTTATAAAGAGGGTGGATTTATGCGATTCTTTAGCACTGACAACTCAAATTCTGATATTTGGAACATCAAAGTTGACCAGTGGGGGTCAGATAGAAAATTAAAAACTGATATTAAAGATTCAGAATTTAATGCTATAGAATTTGTAGATAAATTAAGATTTAAAGAACATGGATGGAATAAGGATGAAGTTGGATATGATAAACCTTATACAAAATGTGGATTGATTGCACAAGAATTGCAAGAACTTGACGAAAGCTTAGTTGTTGATTATGAAACTTATTTAGGGTTAGATGCACTAAGGTTAATTAACATTGCACTTAAAGCAGTACAGGAACTATCACAACAAAATAAAGAATTAAAACACAAACTGGAGGAAATAATAAATGGATAATCAATTACAGCCAATCGATTTAATCACTCAAGAATTAAGCGAAAAAACAATGCAATTAGCTCATTATAAAGTTGCTTACAATGAACTAACTAAAGAATTGGAAGCTAAAGAAAAAGAGCTTAAAGCATTAAAAGAAACTAAAGTAGAAGAACATGAGGAGGTACAATAACATGGCTTTAGAAATTTCAGTTAAACAACCTAATCCAACCGCTGGAGGATATAAGAGCGTAAATGTTTATTTCAATATGAATACAGGAGGTATTTATTTCAATGGTAATGTTGAATTGCCAGGGAAATTTGCAACTGCTAACGATGCGGAAATCTTAGAAGAAATCAGAAAACAAATTGCCGTTCAAATGTACACTGGAGAAGCAACACCTGCACTAGTTACTGAATATGCTAATCTGAATAAGCAAGTAGGTATTTTAGCAGGTAATAAAGAAGATGTTTCAGAACGTGAGAAAGCATTAACTAAACTATTCGCTAAGGTGAATAAAGGTAACGATAAAGTACTAATGACGTTACTTTTAGATGTGTTAGACCCGAAAACAATCAAAACAAATAAAGATAAAATTATCAACGCTTTTGATTCTTACGAAGTTAACACAGATTATTCAGTAGGTGATAAGTTCAAGTACGAAAATAAACTATATGAAGTAATTGAAGACCACACAAGCGTTGTTGAGTGGATTCCTAGCAATGAACCAACTAAATATAAAGAAATCACATTTGAACGTACTGAGAATAAAGAACAGTTAGAAGATGATAACAACCGTTACATCACTAAATTACAATTAGATGAAGCATTAACAAAAGTAGTTCAAACAATCATGGAACAATTATCACAAGACGAAGGAGAAGAAGAACATGACAATCACGGAGAAAATAGCAACACTATATCAAACAGCGAGGGGGATAATTAAGATGAAATTTAGCGTAAAACACATGAAATTTAAAGAAAATGATTATTTAGTACAAACTCACAAGAGATTAGTAATTACAGAAGCTGAAACGTTAGAGCAAGTACCTAATTTTGGGAACTTACGTGAAATGGTTAGGTTAGCAGTTGAGGAATTCAAACGAAAAGAAGCTGAATTAAAAGCAATTGAGGAAGCAGCAAAAGAAGTTGTTGCTCCTGTAAGTGAACAGCCTAAAGTGGAAGAAGTACCGAAAGAGGTAGTCACTCCAACAGTAAGTGAAGTACCTAAAGAAACTACAGAAAGAAAAGATGAGCATGCAGAATAGCATGTTCTTTTTTAGAGGTAGTATAAATGACAAACTATATTTTGCAATTTATATTGCAACTTTTTACGGTAGCTATTATTCCTTTAGTTAAGATATGGTTCGATAACAGCAATAAACAAATAGCAGAGCAATTTGAAAATTTAAATAAGGAAGTAAAGAAAACACAAAATCAAGTTGAAGAAGTAACTCAGATAGGTTTACATAACCGTGACTCAAATAAAAGTATAATGTCGTACAGATTGCACAAGGAATTTAGTGAGGCAATAGAACGAGGGTATACAACAAGCGAAGATTTATCAGAATTAAGTGGTTTGTATAAGAGCTACGCAGAAATAGGTGGAAATGGTAAGATAGAAACCTTATTTAACAGATTTAAAACTTTACCAATACAAAAATAGGAGGATAAACAAATGGAACAATTACAACCAGCATTAGTATTCTTAATAGTAACACTATTAGGAATGTTAGGAAAGTTTTTAAAAGAATCAAAATTTTTCCCAAATGAAATGATACCTAACTTATTAGGTGTGTTAGGTGGACTGATAGGAACTATTCTGTTCAAAGACCCGACAGCAATTGCTTTAGGTTTTAGTGCAGTAGGTTTACATCAATCTTATAGACAGACTGTAAGGAAATATAATAACGTTGATAATTCAGAACAATAATAGTATAATTTAAATATATCAATCCCCCTGTGCCTATATAGGCAGTTACGTACTGACACAGGGGTTCTTTTTGTAGAATATCAATGAAGATTTGAGAAGAACATAGAAGACTAGGTATAAACTTAGTCTTTTTTATATTAATAAAACGGAGGATAAATAACATGACAGAAATTTATAGTGACTATTTTCAAAACGGAGTGTATTTTACACCGCCAAAAAACGATATACTAGGCGTTGTTATACATAATGACGGGGGTTCACTATCTGCTAGACAATATGACGGCTTTTTAGTAGACAGAGTCAACAATGGAACGCTTGACAGGGGATTTGCAGCATACTATGTAGACCGTAACGACGTCTATGTATTCCAACCATCTAATCATCAAGAGTGGCATACAGCTAACTGGTACGGAAATGCTAATTTCATAGGCTTTGAAGTGTGTCAATCGATGTCCGCTTCTGACAGTGATTTTATAGCGAATGAAGATGCAACGCTATTACTAGCAGGTCAAGTGCTTCAAAGCTATGGATTACCAATTAATGCTGATACTGTTAAATTACACCATGAATTTAGTGCGACTTCATGCCCTCACAGAAGTATGGAATTACACGGGAACGGTGGAGCTTACAACGGTGCAGGAACTGAAGCTTGTAGAGAATATTTCATCAATCGAATTAAGCAACTATTAGATGGTGATGTTACTGAACCTCCAGTGGTTGAGAAAAGCATATTAGATGAAGACGTTGAGCTTGCTAAACGCGATGAACCATATTATGAAGCAACTGTGAGTATAGATTACATTCTTGAAAGTCAACCAACAGAAGATAGCGAGGATAAGGAATTCGTGCCAGCAGGTACAAGAGTACGTGTGTACGAGAAAAAAGGCGGTTGGTCTCGTGTAAATTATAAAGATAGTGATCAATGGATTGAAGATAAATATTTAACAGACGTTGAAGTATTTTAATATAGTTGAATTTTAAATCATTTCATGTTAATATGATAGTACCTTTATATTTTCATAACCTAGAGCCCTTACTTATTAAGTAGGGGCTTTTTATTATGCGCAATTTTTGCGCAAAAAGCATTAAAATACTTGTGAAATTTATTGATTAAATAATCTTATAGAATAAACTTCAATAGCTCATGAATGCTATTAGATTAACATTTAATGGTAGTTAATAGTTTCCTATTGAATTTAAAAATCAAGTATTTTATAATATATCCGATTATCTATTATAATA